GTAAGTAAGCGGGGCGCCCAGGAAGTCTGGGATATGGCGATGTTTGGGTTGCGGTTGGGGGCTAACCCGCAATTCATGGTTTCGACCACGCCCAAGCCGATCCCACTTGTTCGGGAGATGGTCAAGTCTCCGAATATAGTCATTACGCGCGCGACAACTTACGACAACAAAGCCAATCTGGCGAAATCATTCATTTCGCAGATCATCTCGAAATACGAGGGAACCCGGCTCGGCAGACAGGAATTGTTAGCCGAAGTCATTGACGAGGTAGAGGGCGCGCTATGGACCCGCGCCATGCTCGACGCGGCCCGTCTGGATAGCGCTCCCGAGCTAAGGCGCATTGTGGTAGCCATTGACCCAGCCGTTACCAGCGCGGCCACGTCGAACCTGACGGGCATCGTAGTAGCGGGTGTCGGGCGCGACAACAGGGGTTACGTGCTGCGGGATGCCTCGGGGCAGTTTTCGCCCGGCGATTGGGCGGCCAAGGCTATCGCCCTGTACGATGAATTCGGCGCCGACCGGATTGTGGCTGAAGGCAATCAGGGCGGCGATATGGTGCGGCATACGCTCCAATCGGCGCGCGCTAATGTGCCGATCACCATTGTTCACGCATCGAGGGGCAAGCAAGCCCGCGCCGAGCCCGTTGCGGCCCTATACGAGCAGGGCAAGGTTAAGCACGTTGGGGCGCTGACTGAGTTAGAGGACCAATTGGCGACGTGGGAGCCGCTATCGGGTCAAGCTTCGCCGGATAGGCTTGATGCGCTGGTGTGGGCGCTCACAAACCTAATGCTGGGCGCTCAGGACGTGCCCGTTGTGGTTCCGTTCGTGCATTTCATGGAAAGCACGTTGCCGTATTAAAGCAGCCCGCCACGGCGGCTTGCGAGATGGCTGGTCTAGGCGATGACCGCAAGCGTGGACGGTCCAGGCCACCTACTGCATTCCCCATTAGGAGAATTGAACAAGTATGGCGAATAAGTCGTCCGTAAGCAAGGCCCTAAATCCTGTTACGGATAGCACATTCGGCTATATCCCGCCGGAACTGGACGACCGTGGCCTGCTTTTCAAGGATATCGGCAGCGCTGGCCTTCGTCAGTTCGGCGGGTGGGTCCGCGAAGAGTTCTTACAGCAACTCCAGGGCCGCCAAGGTGCCCGCGTCTACCGCGAAATGCTGGACAATTCCAGCGCGGTCGGCGCAATCCATTTCGCGATTATCCAGACAATGCGTGATGTGGAGTGGCGCGTTATCCCCGCCGACCAATCACCCAAGGCTATCGAAATGGCCGATTGGGCGGATAGTCTGCGGGAGGACATGAGCCACACCTGGGAGGACTTCATTACCGAAGCCCTCTCAATGATTGGGTACGGCTATGCCCCGCACGAAATCGTCTACAAGCGCCGCATGGGGCGCAATCCCGCAAGGGACGAGGGCGGCGCTGACGACCCGCCGACCTCGATGTTTGACGATGGCACGATAGGTATTCGCCGGCTCCCGCTGCGGGGCCAAGATACGATCCTCAAGTGGTTCTTCGGACAAAATGGTGAAATCCTAGGCTTCACGCAACAGCCATGGGTTGGACCGCTCATTGATGTTCCGATTGAAAAGACGCTTCTGTTCCGGCCGCAACAGCACAAGAACAATCCCGAGGGCCGTTCGGTTATCAGGAACAGCTACCGCCCGTATTACTTCCTGAAGCGCCTTGAAGAAATGCAGGCCATCAATCTGGAACGCATGTCGGGCGTTCCAGCGCTCTACATCCCCAGCGCTATTATGGCGGGGCAGGATTCTACATCCAAGGCTGCCGTAGACACATACAAAAAGATTGTGAGCAACGTCCGTCAGGATGAGCAGATGGGCGTGTTGCTGCCGAGCGACACCTATCGAGATGGTGAGGGTAAGCCATCGTCCGTTAAAATGTATGAGTTCCAACTTGTGACGCCGCAGGGGCGGGCAACGTCCGACTTCCAAGCGGTCAAAGAGGGCTACCGGCTCGAAATCCTAACGACCGTTCTCGCGGATTTCATAGCGCTAGGCCACGGCGCGCGCGGTACGCAGGCTTTGGCAACGTCTAAAATAGACATATTTTATTCCGCCGTTTCTGGTTGGCTAGCCTCAATTGCCGGTGTTCTCAATCGGTACATGCTCCCGCGGTTATGGGAATTGAACGGATTTGACTATGCAACCCTGCCGCAGTATCAGCCCGACCTGCCCCAACGAGTGGATTTGGACGGGTTGTCCATGTTCATCTTCCAACTCGCGCAAGCGGGTATCACGTTCGGTGGCGATCCAGAAGTTGAGAAATACCTGCGGGATGTTGCCGGATTGCCGGATGCTGGCGAAGAGGGCGTTAACGAAGCGATAAGCGCGTCAGCTAATCAGGCGGCTACGTTGCAGAAGATTTTGAAACAGTCAATGGCAAAGAGGTTTACGCACCTGGGAGGGTGACGCCGAATGGATTATATCGACATTAAATGGATTTCTGAGCAACTAGAATCCGTAAATAAGAGGCTTGAAAGCCTTGAATCTAAGTTGAAATTAGAGCGCGACATTCGTGCGATGGATAGATGGCGCGGGCTTGGGGGAGACCCTAGAGATTTCCGAAAGTGATGGAATGCTAAAGTTCATCACCGCGAGCGACCTTGTTTTGCCGGGCCACGTCGTCCTTATGCGGAACCGTGAAGTAGTATGGTCGGGCAAGCTCGACGCTCCATGGGATGATGTTGATTGTGATACGATGATTGTCAATCCAGTAGAGTTTGAGCACATCGGGAGAGGGCTTCGAGATGGTAACGCGCGTCTCAAAGTCTGATGGGAAATGGGATAGGGGCGAATGGCTCGCCGCCCCGGGCGAGGGCATGATCGCCGTCGGCAAGTGCGACAATTGCGGCGAGCCGATGACATGCATTACGTACCGTCTAGGACATGGGGAGAAACGGTGGTTTTGTGGCCGATGTGACCCTGAGTTTAACGATTGATGGCCTTACGTTATCGCCTTCTAAAAGCTAAGAACATCCAGCCGCCAAACGACCCGATTGTATCGGCGGCCGAATATGCAGATGCCGCGATTGCCGCCGATCTGCAAGACGCATTCGCCGCGCTAGGCGACCAAATAGACCAAGCGTCCATCAGGCGGGCTATCGAGGCCCACAACTGGACCGCCATTCTCGATTTGATACCACAGGCGCAGTTGGGCGAGGACTTATCAGCGGCCCTCACAAGGCTTGTAGAGGTCGCCCAGGAGACGGCGGCACTATCGGTCGCGGCGCTGGCCGAACAAGCCTCAATCCGCATTGCGTTCGATACGCTCGCCCCGCAGTTCACGCAGCTTATGCTGGACATGCGGACGAATTTGATTCAGGGCATGACGAAAGACGCCCAGGCTACGCTGCAAACGATTATCGTTGACGGGTTCCAACGGGGCATTGGAACCGACGCCATCGCCCGGAACATCCGGGATATGATTTCGCTAGGCGATCAGCGCGCGCGGGCTGTGCTCAACTATCAGCGGTCACTAGAAGCTCTGGACGGGAGGGCGCTTGAATACGAACTCAGGGATGCGCGCTTCGACGGGTCGATATCGCGCGCCATCGAAAGCGGAGTGGATTTGCCGTCTGATAGGATCGACCGAATGGTGGCTCGATATGCGGAACGGCAGTTGGCATCCCGGGCTAGAACGATTGCCCGCACTGAAGCGCTCCGAGCTGCTAACGTCGGTCAGCGTGCCGGGTATCAACAGATGGTTGATAAAGGATTGGTCAATAAGGCCGGCGTAACTCGGCGTTGGCTGGTGGCACCCGACGAAAGCGCATGCCCCGTTTGCCAGTCGATTCCGATGATGAACGCGGACGGCGTGGGGATGGATGGGGCGTTCCAGTCAATAGACGGGCCGGTGATGGACCCGCCGGACCCGCATCCTAATTGTAGGTGTTCGGTTACCTATCACATCGCGGCGAGTGCGATTAGGGATGCGGCTTAGCCATTCGGACGAGGAACTCCAAGGCATTCAATGCCTGTTCTTTGATGTCATGGCGGGATACGATCCTCTGCCCGTCTACCACTTGGTATTCAGTCCATTCACCGCACATCCCATCCTTTGGGGAAGCGCAGACGCGGCGGCGTTCTCTGATTTTGTAAGCCATCATTATCGCCTCCTAGGCCGATCCTGTTTCCGTAGCCACGCCACCATAAACAAGGACAGCGGCGGCGGGGCTTCAATATCATAGTACGTCGTCAGCGCCCTGAGGGCCATAAGCACATCCGAGCGCGGCGCATTGCCGGTGGCGCGTATCTGATCGGACGCGCTATTGACGTAGGCTAGAGCGCGGGCGCGGGTCATTTGTGGCCCTTCCTGAATTGGGCGTGACCCGCCTCGCCGTCCTGTTGCTGGATTTCAATGTCATCCAACAGCGCTAGCAGTATCGCCACGGTATCAGCCACCTTGAGTTCTCCGCTCGCATACCGTTGAGACGTGCGGGCTGATATCCCGAGGGCTGGGGCTGCAGCGTATGGGCTTGGAAAGCCGAGCCGGGCGATGTGAGCGCGATATTGGGCGGCGGTCACGAGCGCACCGTCAGGTAAAGCCATTCATTCCGGCCTGACGTTCCGCCGTCCTTCGTGCCAACGCCG